TGTTTCTATATCTTCTATTGTTGCTACAGGTGGCGTATAAACTCCCGGCAATACCGGCTGTGTGATGTTCGGCGTATACTCCGGGTACGCGCCGGTAACATAAATATCTGCATTGTAGTCAACCAGTTTTAACTCATACCCGTTGTCAGCACGTCCTATTTCCGTGATAAGCATTTCGCTGGTGATAGTGTCAAACGCCCCTTCATTAAGGTATCCATACGAAAGAACATCACCAGCAAAAGGAAGCGTTTCCGCTGTTGTTGTATCGATGGGAACGGTGAAGGATATCTCTGTTACATACCCATCGGATACTGCTGTGTATGCTTTCGCAAGCGGCGTGCAATAAGTGTCTGATACGCATTGAATGACAACGCCGAACCCATTAACGTCTGCTGAGTCATAATATACCGGCTCATACAGTTCAACGCCGGTTATGTTGTCGCCCGACATGATGACCGACTTTATTTCAGCGGAACCGAGTCCGATCTTTAATGACGGATGCTGTACAAGCACCTTTTCCAGTGGAGCATAGAACGCGCCCTCCTGCCCGACTTTGACTGATACGTTTTTCTGTCGGTATAGTTCCTGTGCCATTATTCGACGAGCTATATAAACAGCCTGATCATAATTGGTAACCCCCTCGATGCTCATGTCTCTGATTATCGCGTTGCCGTCACGAATAGCTCCCGGACGCATAACAAGCGAAGAGTCCCTATCCCATGCGTCAGCCTGTAAATATGATACGCGGATGCCGTCGGTTATGTTCCCTATCTCTTTGACGTTTTTGAATGAGATAACGTTTTGAGTATTGAATACAGCAATAGCGTTCTCTCGGGTAAAGTCAAATGTGGTAGCAATCTTCCCGGCATAGTTCCGGTACATAGCCGCGAAACAAGTACCGCAGATTTTCTTGAGGATGTTTTCTTTTGTGTCGCCTTCGGTGATGACAAAGTTGACGGTCAGCCCTTCATCTTCGCAGTATTCATAGAGTTCTCCAAATGAATCAAGGTCAAGTTCTGAATCTGCGCACCGTGATGGTGGGTGAGAAGAAGTTGTCAGCACCTCAAGCAACCACGCAGCAGGGTTTGCTGTCTTTGATTTTGTTGCACTCCACTCTGTGCCGTCCCACGTTCTCGCAATTCCATTCGTTACAATGTTCAGCTTGTTCAGCTTTTCTGCATTGCTGTCTGTTGTTTTAATACGTAAACCGATCAGCGTAGACTTTGCCCGCTCTGGTGTGTCGAGTATAATTTCATCAACAAAGTTATTAGCCGTCGCCGACTTATCTGGGTTGTATATCTCGCTGGTCTGCCACGGAATAATAACGCGGTCAAGAGCCGTCCCATCGTAAGACGCAGTCAACCCGGTTATGCGTATAAGTATCTGTTTCGTTAAATCCTTTATTTCTGCGTATGTTTTCCTGTACTTGAGCACCTTGAAAAACTGTTTGTTTGTATTGCCTGATATCGTTATGGTAGACGTGGCATAATCAACTATTGAAGCATCCTCCCATGTTGTACCACCGTCAAGCGACTCTTCTATTTTCATAGAGACAGCTCTTGCCCTCTTGTCTCCGTCTTTTGTATAATAACGCAGCCCGTCGAACTGTAGGCAGATATCAATACCTTTCGCAAAGAATGGAAGCGACAATATAACCGGCTCAAAGTCTGACTCATCTGTTTTCTTTACTTCGACATTTGTCTGAATCATCTTCACGCATTTATTGAATCGTGTCTCTGTAAAGTCGGAGCCATTCTGTACAATCTCTCCGATTGCCTCCGCAGTATAGAACGGTGATTCCTCGTCAAGTGTAAACGTCCCGCTTTGAGGCGTGTCGCCGGTGAATGTCTTAATAACAACATCATCACTTGATAAAGTTTCTAGTACTTGCTGATTACTTCCACACTGCAAAACGATGTTGTAGTATTCTTGATACTGTCCCTCGACTTCTTTCCATCCGCTTACCAGTTTATAGGGAGTGAAGAAATTGCGTCCGATAATATACGGGAGAAACTTGTCTTTCGCGCTTTGGTTTGTTGCACCGCGTAACATCGGAGTAGAGACAACTCCTTCGTTCATTGCGCGCATTGCCTTTTCCATTTCCTCTGCTTGCTTACGCATTTGGTACGCCTGATATCCTGCGTATGCTGCTCCGGCAATGGCAATCGCTACAAATGCGATCATTACGCCAGTATATCCGGGCACCGATCGGAATACAATCAGATCGCCTTCTTTTGGAATATAGTCACCGTCAACCTTCTTCCCATTTGCCAGATAGACAAACGATTCAGGATGAACCACATTTTCCTTAAGCGGCCTTCCTGTTGGTATTTCTATAACGTCGCTTGCATCTGATAGTTCGTGATATTTAGTTGCTTTCATTTATTACCTCATAAAACTTTGCACCGGGAAACAGCTTAACCGGAGTAACGCGGGTTCCTTTTATGGTCATGTGTACCACAGTCTTTTTATCGACTAGATATCCCATGTGCAAGCGTCCGTCATAAACGCACTGTATCAGAAACCCTTTTTCCGGGTGATCGCGTTCTTCGACGTTCAAAGACGTTACATACCGCTGCAATTCTTTTTCCTCTATGATCCCATCGTCGCAGATATCTTTCAGCGGCGTTCCGGCACGGTTGCAAAGTTCAAGCACGATGCCGTAACAGTCGAGACCATCGAGCGTCCGTCCTTTGTCTACCCACGGAACTACCAGTAAATCTTCGTACGTCATCAGATCCCCCTGCAGATATAGTGCGAGTGAACAATAGCCGGAAAGGTCATTGTCAACCGTTCATCTTTTTCAAACGTGAAGTCTGCTCTTTTCCCGTCCCACATAACATTGCCGTTTGTGTGAAAGAAAACAGAAACCGGTGATACCGTCCCTTGATACAACGCCCCCACAACTTCGCATTGTATTTTCCGGTACGTCTCGATTAAGTCTATCACGTATTCATCAGAACCGCAATAAATAGACAGCGTACCTCCGCCGTCAAAACCAAGCGCCTCGGGATTCGGCTTGTATTCGAGTGCAGTTGCTTTGTATGTGTCGCCAAGATATTCAATATCTGCCTTATCGTTCACATAGCGAAGAATGATATTCTCGTCTGCATCACAAAGTTTAATGAGCCACGGGAGCGAATACGAACCAGTTCTATTTGTCAGGATATTAAATAGCTCTGTCACATTTCCTCCACTTCAAGCGTTAGCTCTTTGTATCTCTGCCCGGTTACCGAGAACGTTCCTCGCGGCCTGTATTCTGTCAGGCCTGTATGTGTAATAAGATCCGGGAAGTAAAACGACAGCGAACCGTCAAAGAGTGTGTTCGTCCACCAAGTAAGAAAGAGATGGTACTCTGACCCGACTCCTTCATCTACCATCTGCAACATAAAAGAGAACACCTTTTTGCCAGCACCGTTTTTGCGATACGTGCGGGTCTTCCCGGACTCGAACTCTATGAACTCGATATTGTCGCCCGGGGAAGCGTCCATCCCGTATGCGTCTGTATTTACTCCAGCAGGCCATGATACTGCCATGATATACTCCTATGTTGTTAGCCGTGTTCCGCGAAGCGTGTTCTGCATCGCGCCGTATGAATCGTTATATCTACCGTCTGCCATGTCTTTACTAACAGTACGACGGATGAATACCTTTACGCCGTCTTCCGTTACTTGCGGTTTTACGCTAACATCGTTCGCGGCACTATTATATACCTGTACGTTTGTACTTCCTAGGTTGCCGCTGTTTATTCGGTCAAAAAGATTGCGCTGCTGTCCGTTGTTCAGAATCATTTCCCGAGAATTAAGCAATGCAAGGTTCTCGTCCCCGGTATACGACGTGCCCCCCATGATACCACCAGTAGCGAATGAAGGCGGTATCGGTTTGTTTCCGAATATCGTTGCAAGCTGCACCGCACCAGCTGCACCAATCAGCCCACCGATAATAAGCCCGGGGAGTCCAAGTTCAAGCGCCTTAGTAACACCGAGCGCAGTATTTGCAAGTGCAGAAGCTATCTGTGCTGTCCATTCCCACATAGCTATCTTATATCGTTTTTTAGCCGCGTCCTTTTCTATCTCTTCTTTTTTCTCTTCATACTTCTCAAGGCTTATTTCTCCTTTCTCATACTGTTCTTCAAGTTTCGCGGCTTTGATAGATGCTTCATCTTCTATCATCTGATAGGCAAGAGTTGCTATATTATTCATCAGCGCTTCATACTGCGTAGCGAACTCATTGGCTATTTCAAGCTGTGCTACGGTTGTAGCCCGCGCCGCGTCTCGTCTTGCCTGTTCTTCATTCTCTATCGTGTCGGTAAGCTGCTGCTCTAGGAGCGCGCGCTTGTCGGTGTATTCCTTTTCTATGGCCAGTTTCTGATCAGCGGATACCTGCTCGTTTTCTTGTACCGCTTCGTACATCTCGTCAAGTGCGTCAAGACGCTCGCGCATCTTTTCGCTTTCAGGACGATCATCTATTTCAGTGATAGCGCTCATTGCTTGTTCTAGCCCGGACTGCAATTCTGTTGCTACGCGCATTACTTCATTCTGATCTTCTATTGCTTCTGCTGTTGCTCGGATGTCGGCTATCCACTCCTGTGCTAGCGGGTGTGATTGTGTAATCTTCCCGTTTGAATCGGCTATAAGAGATACATAGGCTTGCATCTTTGCACCGAGAATTGCGGTCTCGTCTGCTGCTTCTCCGTTTGCTTCTGCAGTGAGGCCAATTATTTCTATCTGCTTTTTCCGTGCATTTATTGAATCACGAATAAACTGCGCAAGCTCAAGGTCAACTTTTTTCTCTCGCTCTTTTGCCTTAATGTTTATTTCATTCTGCCTGCCGCCTTCTCTTGCTTGTATTTCGTTCGCACGCATTTGTTCATATTCTGATTTAAGCAGCTCTACACGCGCGCGTAGTTCTTCGTTGACTTCTTTTGAGTTATACGCAAGCCCTGCCTCGTAATCGGCACGAACCGCTAGATATTCGATAAACTTATCGCTTGCTACGGCTGTAGCCCCAAGCTCTGTGACTTCTCCCTTAAGCGCCTTCTCTTTTGCCTCATTGTATTCCCTTGCCGCCTTCTTTGCGTTCGCCCATCCTGAAACAAACTCGGTGAAGAACCGGCGAACCGGAGCAAGTGTCTTTTCAAAGCTCGCGCCGAACTCTTCTTTCAAGTCACCTATAGCATTGGCAAGTTGTTCGCTTGTGCCGGTTGTTTTTGCAGTCTCTGCGGCTATGCCTTTGTACCGTTCAGCCATGAGCTTTGTAGCCCCGCCGTTTCTTAGCTGTTCAGCGGTAAGCGCCTTTATTTCCGGGATGGCCTCACCAAGTTCTCCTGACAATCCGCCGTATGCTTTGTTTAGGTTCCGGACAGCACTGTCAAGAGAAA